CTTCTATAGATACATCTGCTTTTACTAAAGTCACTAATGCAAGTAATATGTTTTCAAGTTGTTCTTCATTAACTTCTATAGATATGTCTGTGTTTGCAAATATTGATAATGCAACACATATGTTTTATGGTTGTACAGCTTTAACTTCTATAGATAATCCTTTATTTAGGAATGTTACTAATGCAAAGTATATGTTTTACAACTGTCAAGCTCTTAAAGATTTTGACGCTTCTTTATTTGTTTCAACTACAGATGCAAGTCATATGTTTCAAAACTGTATTTCTCTTGAAACAGTTGATACATCTGGATTTATTAAACTTCAAAATGCAGAATCAATGTTTGAAGGTTGTACAAACTATATTGGTGATATTCCTCAAACACAGTTAATGTTTGCTTTATTATCAGATGAAGAAACAGAAGAGAGTGTAGAGAAACCATTTACAGAAGTAACAACTGCAAACAATATGTACAAAAACTGTACTTCTATAGAGTATGCAGATATCTCAAGTTTTGATTCTCTTGAAACAACAACTGGTATGTTCTCTGGTTGTTCTTCTCTTGAACTCGTAGAATTAGGAGCAATAATTCCCGAAACGACATCTTTTGAAAATTGTGATTCTTTATCAGAAGTAAAAGCGATTAATAAAAATGCAGTTAAAGCAGTTCTTAATGAAAGTGTAACAGTAGACAGACAGGGCAAACTTACAGCTGACAATTTAGATCAGGCTCTCGAAGCTGCAGAAAAAATGACATACGATGACCCTCTTATACTTGAAGTATCAGGTGTTTCTGTATGGACAGGACAGCATTCTACAACTATTTTCGAAGTCAATCTGCAAAGTATTCTTCAGAAACATTCAGACTTATTTATTGACTTGTCTCTCACAACAATTGGACCATTCCATAATGTAGATAACATCTTTTATGGTTGTACTTGTCTTGTTAAAGAACCTGAAATGTTTGGAGACGCAGACAGTGGTATAAGTGCATTTGAAGATACACAATTGAAATTAACTGCAGATATGTCTGCACTAAGTATTTCTAATGCAAACAGAATGTTCTATAACACTAAGATTACAGAAGCTGATTTTTCATATTTCCCTCAGTTAAAAAATGCAAGTTATATGTTCTATAAAAGCCAAGTAACTTCAATTGTAAATTTTGATAAACTTAAACAATCTCAAATTGAATTAGATTATTCTTTTGCAGAATGTCCTTTAGAAACTGTAAGCCTTACAAGTTCTTCTAAAAATATTCAGTTTGTAAATACATTTGAAAACTGCACAAGCCTTACATCTGTAACTTTCGATATTCCTGCAGAGAACTCTAATTTCAGTGGTGCATTCAAAAACTGTACTTCTCTTACAGAAATAAACGGTCTTGGAGATAAGCCAACAACAACCAATCTGTCAGAAGCATTTGTAAATACTGCTATTACAGAAATCCCAGATATTCCTCAAATCAATTCTTGGGAAGGTTTGTTTAAGGGTACTAAACTTATCTCGGTAGAAATCCCAGATTGGGTTACAAACATTGAAAATGCTTTTACAGGTTGTAGTGAGTTAACAAGCGTTGATAATGTTCACAAAAATCTTCTTAAAGGAAACGAAGCATTTAAGGATTGTACTGCTCTCGAAAATGTAAGTCACTTTGCAGTAAATACAGATTCAAATCAGTTTAACGGATTATTCTCAGGTTGTACTGCTCTTAAAAATGTTTACTACATTAGTAATGCTCCTGCAGTAACAGATAAATGGCGATATGTAAGAGTTACAAGAGACAGTACAAAAACGAACTTAACTTTAAGTATATTTGATTCTGCTGGAAAATTTATAAAAGATATTTTTATCCCTTATGATAGTGATGACAAAAAAGTCAGATTTTTCAACAAGGTTGATGAATTAATCATTGGTAAAGTTGGCGATGTAGATAATACAACAATCAAGAGTATGTGTGAATTTAACAGACCTCTTGGATTTGTTGAAGATGGTCCTTACATTGATGCAGCAAAGAAATACTTTGTAATGAACGTTACTGAAGATACTGAAGTTGTTCAGAATATAGTAGGCAAATCTCAGTTCTATTTAACCGATTCTGATTTTGATAATATCTTTAGTGAGGAATAAAATGGCAGAAAAGAAATACAAAGGTCTTGATAACATCTTAAAAGAATTTCTCAGAAGGTTTAAGACTTCTGAGATTTCTCCTCTTAAAGAAGATATACAGAATATCGAAGATAATATGGTCAATTTATCTGAGACTCAGACTTTAACTGGGAGAAAGATTTTTTCTAACGGACTTTCTGTATCTACTGGTAAAAATCTAGCAATGGGTAAGGCAGTTGTTACTTATAATTCCTCAACTGAAAGCATTGATATCTCATTCGAGGGGTAGGTTGTGAGTTTAGAAGTATGGCTTCCGTTTAATTCAACTTATTATAATTATGGACTTTCGGAATTTTCTCTTCAAACAAGTAATGCTCCACAATGGGATACAGGCAAATTACTACCTAAAGCCTTAAAGTTCTCAGGTTATTGTGGTTATTCTACTTATACCCCTAAACATAAAAATAATTTCTCTGTTGCCTGTTGGATAAAATGGAATGAGAATGATGGCTCTGTACAAACTGCTTTATCTGAAAGTAGGGTTGATTCTACCTGTACAGGCTGGGGTTTATGGTTAAATGACGGTGGTAAACAAAAGTGGCAGTTCAGTAATAAAAGAATATCTGCAGGAACAATTGAAGTCGGTAAATGGCATCACCTATGTATGACTGTAGATGAAAATATGGTTGTACGTACTTATCAGAATGGTAAATTAATCGCTACAGAACAGGTTACTGTTGCTCCTACTTATGCAGAAGATATAGGACTTGGATTTGCCTGTTTCAGATATAAAAATGGAGACGGTGTTGCAAGTCATCTTTATCTTGCTAAAGAAAGTATAAGCGATTTCCGTTTATACAATCATTGCCTTTCTGTAAGAGAAGTAAAGGAAATATCAAAAGGGTTAATACGTCATTACAAATGTTCAAGAGGTGCTAATGCTTTAATTCCTATGAGTTCTATAGTAGGTTGTGAAAATGGAACTATAAGTTATGATAAAGGCACAAATACCTTTACAGTAACTGCAGCAGTTACAACTAGCACTTGGGGCAGTGGCATAAAAATAAAAAACAATAGCTTCTCAGTTGCTTGGGGTTCTTGGTATATCATAACAGCAGAGGTTATGTGTCCTAGCAACCACACATTAAAATTGGATTATAATAATGACCTAGAAGGTGCTACTGGTAATGACCACGATAATACAGGTCATAGACTTCCTCATGTAATAGAATTAAATGGTGGGGTATGGACACCTGTTATCTTCGGCACGGTTAATAATGACGAAAATAATAACCCTAACCATTTAGTCATAAAACCTTATGACTTTTTCGGACTTGTTACAAAAGATGATACAGAACCAGTTGTCTGGTATATCAGAAATATTTATGTAAAAGCTGGTAAGAAAAAAACCAGATGGATGCCAAGTAGAACAGATCCTTTGTATACTGCATTGGGATACAGTAAAGAACCTGATTGCTCAGGATATGATACAAAAGGTGAGTTCGAAGCAGATATTGTAAGTACAGCAGATTCAGAAGTTTCCTTATCTTATGACAGTTCATTTCTTGCTTCAGGAGGTGAATACATAAAATTCAAAGACCCGATTACTGCCAATACTGAAGAGTTCACTGTTTCTATAAATGTAAATTTTACTTCTCTTACTGATTATCAGTGTATATGGAACGGAAGGTCTACTTCTACTTGTTACGCATTTTCTATATTTACTAACAACTCAGATTTAAGAATAGATGACAGTATTCAGACTTCTGTAACAGCAGGATTGAAAACAAATGTCTGGTACAATATTACTGTAACTTGGAAACTTGGTGGTAAAAAAAGAACTTACATAAATGGAGAATTAAAATCAGAAGTTGACGCATGTAATCTAACTGGTAAAAGTAATACCTATGCTTCGATAGGACAAAGTTCTAATGCCGATTCTATGTCAGGTACAAATAATCTGAAAGCCAGATTTAATAATGTAAGAGTTTATGCTACAGAATTATCTTCAGAAGATATTAAACAACTATATCAAAGAACGTTATCTATCTGTAAATCTAATAATTTATTAGCGTTAGAATTTGAGGAAGAATAGATGGAAAACCTTATTGCTCAATTAGAATATAACAGATGTAGAAAAGTCTTTGAAGATGGACTGACAAAATATACTCAGTCAAACTGTACCTGTACTTTAACAGATGACGGATACAGAATATATCGACCTGCCGACCTTATTCACGACAGTTCTACTATGCACAATATGTGGGGTGGTTTGGTTCTTAAACCTTTCACATACAATTCTAATATTTTAGTTGAAGGTCAATCTTATTGTTTGATGTTTGATATAGAAGGTCAATCTTCAAATAATAGTCAATTCTATTGGAGTAATAATTGTAGCTGGGGAGGTGGTGAATGCGGATTGGGAACTGATGTTACAAATATTTCTAACAATATGAATCACGGTTCAAACTTCAAGGGAAAAAAGAGATTGCATTACGCTTTTAAGACTGGACCAATTTATAAGACTTGCACAGCTTCGTATTCCAGCTTTGTTGCAGGTAATTCTTATAATGTGTTTAGAGATTTTAAGTGGGGATACGGTTATTCAGATACAGGAGCTTTAGGAACTGATATCTATATAACTAATCTCAGAATGTACAATATCTCACATCTGCCTATACATAAAATAAACAAAAATGGAATATTAGATATTGGAGCAATAATCGAATATGGCAACAACGTTGGTCTTTCTAAATATAGTGAAATATCAGGTGCAGATTTTATAGAGGTTTAATTATGGCAATGTTAAAAGATTTGTTAGTACAAGGTATTTCACGGTTTGTAGGTAAAATATACAGTTCTGGTGGGTTCTATGGAAACCTGACTGGTAACGTAACAGGAAATGTCAGTGGTAGTGCTAATTCTGTTCCTGCATCATTCTTACTGTCAAAAATCTATCCTGTAGGTTCTATTTATATTTCAATTGCAAATAACAGTCCTGCAAGTTTTTTAGGTGGTACTTGGGAACTTGTGAGTAGTGGTAAAGTTCTTCAAGGAGCAGATAGTACTCACGCAGCAGGAACTACTATTAATGCAGGGCTTCCTAATATTAGTGGTAACATTTGGTGGAATAATACTTGGAAAGGTGGTGGTTCTGACGGTGCATTTTCTCGTACCACTACAAAGATGGGTGGGTATTCTGGTAATGGTACTGATGAATACTCTAAGTATACATTAGATGCCTCTAAATCAAGTTCTATTTATGGTAATTCAACTACAGTTCAACCACCAGCTTATTGCGTTTATATGTGGAAACGAACTGCATAAATTATAAAATACTATACAAATATGGGGGGGGGTAAAACTCTTTTCTCTCAAAAGGAGATATTATGGCATTACTGAAAGACCTTTTAGTTCAGGGTATTTCGAGATTTGTTGGAAAGGTCTATTGTTCAGGTGGTTTTTACGGAAACTTAAATGGAACTGCTACATCAGTTGAAAAAGCAGATTTACTTTCAAAAGTATATCCAGTTGGTTCTATTTATATGTCTGTAAATTCTACAAGTCCAGCTTCGTTTCTTGGTGGAACGTGGGAAATGTTACAGAATAGATTTTTAGTGGGTGCTGGTGGCTCTTATTCAAATGGAGCAACTGGAGGTGAAGCGAGTCACGCATTAAAAGTAGGTGAAATTCCTGCACATCTTCACACTTATTATGATACCGTATTTACGGAAAATTTAACTGTAGCAACAAGAGGAAGTTTTACAGACTTTGATGGACAAACAGTAACAGAAAAAGTTGTGAAAAATGGTAGTTCAAGCGTTTTTAAGTTAACAGGTTCTAAAAGTGGAGCTGATACTGATAATGAAACACGTTCTGTTTTATTCAGAAAAACAACTGGTACAGACAGTGCAAGTGGTAGTGCTCATAATAATATGCCACCTTATCTGGCAGTGTATATGTGGAAAAGAACGAAATAGGAGATATTTATGTTTTATTTAGTAATTGAAGATGAAAAGATCAAAGCCTTTAGAGACGGTCCTTCTGTGCCAGAGGGAGCAATCCCTTTTGACCATATCTTTAATGGCGTAATTGGTGAACCAGTATCTTATTATAAAGAAGATTGGACTAGAAAGACAGATGTAGAGTTAATTACTGAAGGACTTATGGAACTACCCGAAGATTGTGAGATTAAAGATGGTGAAATCGTTAAAAAGACTGTTGAACAATCTGAGGAAGATATCTCTTATAAAACTCCTTTAGAATTATATAAAGAAGGTTCTATTTCAAAAGAGGATTATTCTCAGTATATTCGTTCGATAAGGAATAATTTATTGAGTGATTCTGATAAATATATGCTTCCTGACTTTCCTATAGCTTCTGAAAAACTTGAATTCGTAAAGGAATATAGGGCAAAACTTAGAGATTTACCAGAAGATAAAGATTTCCCTTTGGTAGATTTTCCTGAATTAAATATTTAATACTATACAGATATAGGGGGGGGGTAAACCCTGACCTCCTAAAAGGAGGTAATATGGCAGACAAAAAATACAAAGGATTAGACAATATCTTAAAGGAATTTCTAAAGAGATTAAGAATTTCTGATATTAATCCAATAAAAAGTGCAACTGATGAAACTTTCAAAAACACACTGCTTAATTTCTGTTATCCTGTCGGTTCTCTATATTGGTCAAGCAAAGAGACTTCTCCTGCAGATTTATTCGGTGGAACTTGGGTACAAATAAAAGACAAATTTGTTTTATCTGCTGGAGATAATTATAAAGTTGAAGATAGTGACGGTGGAGCAAGTTCTGCAACTTTGACAACCGAAAATCTTCCTGAACATAAACACAGTTTCACACCTAAAGGAAAAGTAGAAGAGCACACTCACACTATTAGCTGGAGTGGAAAAACAGGCAATGAAAGTGCTCACGAATCTTTCAGTTGGAGTGGAAAGCATAAACACGGACAGAATACAAGATGTGTAGATGGAGACGGTTGGGATAATGCTGCCAATCACGCTCAAGGAGCACAGGTTACATATACTCCTTATACGAGAGACCATAGTATAGCAGATTGGGATAGCTCTGGTTATGAAGGAGGTAACGCTGGGTGGTTCGGAAAAGGAGAAGGAAAAAACGCTTATCGAATTAAAACAGATGATACAAATGTTTCTGTTTCGGGAACTTGTACTGGAGACCATACTCACTCATACTCAGGTTCGGGAACTTCAGGAAAAACAACCCCTTCTTTCACAGGAACTGCTGGTGACACTGGAAACACTGGTGACGGAAAATCATTTTCGATAATGCCACCTTACACAGTAAAATATTGTTGGGAAAGAATAAGTTAAAATCTTGTTTAAACTTACTCATAGTGTTAATCTTAATTATGGATATTAAAAACTGTTTTAACCGATGTAAAAAAGACCAAGTAATCTGGGGAAGCTGTTTACTCAATTTGCTTTTATCAATCTGCTTTGCTTACTTCTTCTTCGATTCAGGTAAGTTACTTGCACCTTTATTTTATTCAATATTCTTTATTGGATATTCAATCTCGGTCTTTATCTTCGGTAGAAAAACAATTCCCATAGCTTATGGTATATTCTGCTATGGTTCAATCCAAGACATAAACTTCAGAGACTGTACACTATTCTTTATTCTCTTAGGTTTAATCTATTATCTTCCAAAATGGAAAATTCTTCTTTTATCAATCTATGGTCTTGATGTTGTCTTAGTCTGTTTTCGCCACGACAAGACAGTTCTACATCTGTTAGCACACGCTACCTTCTGTATTATTTTCTATTTCGTAAGTCAGTTATTGATTAAAAACATAAAAGCCAATGCTTACAAAGATATTCTTAAAGATTACAAAAAGCTGGATTTAACTGAAAAAGAACTTATTGTTATTCAGGCATTAATTGACGGAAAGCCACTAAAATCAATTGAAGGAATGAGTAAGAATATGCCCAAGCGACATATCACAACAGCCTGTGAAAGAAACGGTTGTAATAGTAAAGACGAACTTCTTGCATTGTATAAATTACAAATCTTAATTAAAGGATAAATCCCTATTAATATGGGATAAATCCCAAATGAAAAATTATTAAAGTAAACGTATCATTTTTACAGAGGTACGTTATGAAAGAGAGTATACCAGTGGCTTACTGCAAGAATTTATTTTACACCAAAGGACGAAATGAAAAACTAAAACTTTTAGAAGAATCCAATCTTACTGACAGAGAAATTAAAATCCTTAAAATGAGATACATCGAAGGATTGTCTCTTAAAGAAAACGTCTTTAGCACTTCAGATGGAAGAAGATGCTTTGAAAAAATATCAGAAAAAAGTCTTTCTCAAATTCTATGATTATCTGAAAGGTCTAAATAGTATATAGAATCTCCACTCAAGTTCCATTTTAGAAAAACACCTCTAAGGTTAATATTTTACTCAAGAGGTGTGATATGGCATTTGACCCAAACGCTTTTACACAAGCGACAAACTTTTTAAGCAGTATTAACAATTTTAATATTCCTCAGAAACACGAAATTCTGACTGTTAATTCTTTACAACAGGCTAAGGACTTTATCGTTAATAAAGGGGAAAGTTATCTTCTCTTAGACCCGAACGCAGATACTCTTTACGTAAAAGAATGTGACAGTATCGGTAAAATCTCTTTGCGTTCATTTCATATTGAAGAAAAACCAATCGAAGAATCAATTCCTATCACAATCAGTAAATCAGATTACGAGAGCCTTATGTCTCGCTTAAATAAACTTGAGGAGGGTGTAAATGTTTCTAAAGAATCAAAGTCAAAACAGTCAAATCAGTAACATCAATGATGTAATTAATTTGGTACGTAACTCTGGGTTATCACCTGAACAGTTCGTAAACAAACTTATGAGTTCTGGAAAATTTTCTCAACAAGATTTACAGAAAGCGATGGATTTCGCTAATCGTAATATGAAAAATCGGAGGTGACAGTTATGTCAGACATTTCAACAAGCGATATGTTGGCTTTGGCAAACAACATTAAAGACAGTGACGGAATGATGGGTGGTAATTCATCTTGGTTGTGGTGGATTCTTATTATCTTCTTTCTTTTTTCTGGTGGGTTCGGTTATGGAAATAATTCTGCAGCACAGAATGCTCTAACAAGAGCAGAAATGCAGGACGGTTTCAATAATCAGAACATTGTAAATACTCTTGGTAATATGAGCAATCAGATTAACTCAGGCTTTGACGGTGTTCAGTTAGGTATGTCTACTGGATTTAACGGAGTTCAGGCTTCTCTTGCAGAAAGCAGATATGCAATGCAGGATTGCTGTTGTCAGATCAAAAATGCAATTGCTGCAGACGGTGAGGCAACGAGAGCACTCCTTACACAAAACACTATTCAGGAACTGAGAGACAAATTAAATGATAAGAATTTGGAACTCGCACAGAGCAATATTCTTTCAATCAATCAGAATCAGACAAATACCTTACAAGCCTACTTACGTCAGGTTGTGAATGGTGGTTGTTGTGGCTGCTAGGAGTTAGTTATGTGTAAGTATTTGAATGTTATCAATTCTTATACTGCACCTAGCACTAGTACTGTACTTGCTCTTAACTTTGTAAATGCAGTTGCTTCGGCTACTGATAAACAGAGATTTTGTATCAAGTTATGTACCAGTATTCCTTCAACCTACAATGCTTATACAACAACTGTAACAATAGGTGAAACTGCAGTTCCTTTATGGGATAAATATGGAAATCCACTTACTGTTTCTGAATTAAAAACAGGAGTTGTATACAGAGGTTATTACGGTGCTACAAGTGCTCATATTATCTTGGAAGCTCCAAAGAATTTAGGTTGTAACTGTGCAGTGTAACGGAATATGTGTGTTCTGTTGTGGGTGCAGAAAAGGAAAAATCCCTGCACTCACTCCTAAAGAAGAACAAAGGGCTTCGGAAGTCTTTGATTCTCCTATAGAGGAAAGAGGACTTTCTGTTATTGAGAATGTAGGTTCTTATGAAGTTAAGAAATCTATATTTGGCAAAGATAAGGTTGTAAAGGTAAAGTAATGGAACTTACAGAACTTATTATGGAAATAAAAAGAGACGGAAAGATGAATACAGATTCCTTACTCGCAACGCTATCAAAAGCAATTGAGGACGATAAGGATTCAAAGTGTGTTTATCGAGACGTTTATAAAAAGGCATACGGAGAAAGATTATCCGAAGGTCTTATAAAAAACTGGGTTCAAAAAATGTGTATTACTGACGGTAGCACAGATAGAACGACAGGTGAAAAATGGACGGTTGACCAGACTACCGAAATCGGAAATCGAATTGGAGTTAAATGGGATAGGATATCAAAATGGGAATTTTATGCATTTATGAATGCTTTCTATTCTGATTTTTACAGAACAGCAAAGAAATATGAGTTGCATGATGAACCAGAATTTTTTGGCGATATGGTCTGGGATTATTTTAATGATGAAGACGCAGTAGATAAGACCCCATTCACTTACTACTTCTCTTTTGTGTCCGCTGAATAAACAACGAATGGCATATCCCATAACCTCTTCTTGTAATTGTGCGAGAAGAGGTTTTTTTGTGTTTATTTTAAATGTGGGCATACCTCATTTGTAGAAAGTGAAGATAAAAAGTCTAATCTTAAAACAAGAAGGTGAGTTATGCAGGGTAATATAAGTGCGGACATTACACAGATGTCCAGTATTAACTTAATAATAATATTTGTCGGTTTTGCTGTATTGCTTTTTATAGCAGGTGCAGTTATTAAGAAATTTAATATTTCTTTTTCTAAAGGAACAATCAAGTCTGAAGATTACGAATACGACCAGAGCTGTCAGACTATCATGTATCACTTAGGAGAAGATATTAATAATATTGATTATGAACTCCGACGAGATATAAGACGAAATACTCAAAAATCAAATTATTCTGTAGCCAATATTGGTAATATGGAACGAATGTGTCAGGCTGCACGTCACTCACTTTTTTTAGCATTTAAAGAACCTTTCTACGAATACATAAACAATAATCATTTCACAAGAGAATTGATGCCTCCAAATTTTGAAATATACAGAAGCCAGCTGATAAGTTGGTTAAAAGAAGCTCATCAAGAATATATGTTTGAATACAATCTTGACTCTTGCCCTCAGAACGATATGTCCTGTTGGACTGATGTAAAAGACTCTTTTGCCTTTCTTGCAGACGAATGGCTGGTTATGGTTGAAAAAGAAGTTATCAAGGCTTGTACAAGAAAAATTCGTCTTTACGAATTAGAACTTAAACACGTTGAAAAAAGCAAACACTGGTCTGCAATCTTACAGACTTGTATTGCTAAAAATAAAGAATACGTAGCTATTCTTTCAGATAGATTATTAAAAGGAGAAGCAAGAGGTAAAAAAGATTTGTCTCTAGTTATTTAATAAATGGCACATATTAAACAGAATGATAAAAATTGTATGAAAATTATCCAGGATGTAGGCTGCTTTGTGAGAAGCTGTGGTTTAGTAGCAGAATATAAGGTTGATGAAATGTTGTCTGCTGCACAGATTAATAACCTCTGGATATGGGGAAAAGAAAATTATTTCATTAACGAGAATGATTCAGTTATAAATTCATCAGCACTTATTAATCGTGCTCTTGCAATGCTTGGTGGAAAGGGGAGATTTATAGAAGTCGGAACTTTCACAAATGGAAAAGCAAACTACTATGGCTCAGTTCCTTTGCATTTACGAAGGGCAGATGCCTGTATCCAGAAAATCTCCCAGAATGGACCAAGTGGAACTCACTTTCGACTGGTAGACCCTAAAGGCAATTTGATTGAAGACCCACATGAACCTGTTATCAAGGCAACAGGAATTTTTTATTCAATTCTATATGCATACGTAGAGGCTTAAAATGGCAGTAGAAGAAGTAGACGAAAAAACATACAAAAAATTCAGAAGTAGACGTTGGCTGTTATCTTTATGGGCAGTTGCAGTTATTACAGGAATTATTGTTTATACAATGTTTTCTAAAAATGACAATCTCGTTATTTTAGCCACAACACTGTCTGCAATTCCCATTGGATTTACAACTTTGGAAACAGTATTAAAAATGAAGAAGGGTGAAAATGAATGAGAAAGTTAAAACTTTTTTTCGTGGTGTTGGTATTGGCATTTTTACAGCCATCTGTTTTCTCGGAGGATTATTATCCTATTTCAAAAAGCGAGATAGAGAAGATTCGTCAGGAACAGGCAGAATCGAAGAACTCGATAGAGAATATGAATCAGAAGTACAAACGGCTCTTGGAGGATTATCAGAAACAGATAGAATACTCTCAGAAGTTGAAAAAAGAAAACCAATTGATTTATAAAATTATAATTCCAGCCTCAGCTATCCTTTTCGTAAGTGGTATAGGGGCTGGAGTTGCTATTTCCAAGTGAGGCAATATAATATGGGAAAAATTTATTCAGTTTACGTAGGTCAATACGAAAAAAGTTCAGACTCAAAAGACGACTTAAAGAAACTAAATAATTTGGGTTATAAAGGGTATTTATTTTCTATGAACAACTTTTACACATTAAAAGTGTTTAGCTCTGTTCGCAAAGAAATGGCTGCTGCTATTTATAAATTAATGATAAAAAACGGTTTTTCTTCGTTTATTCAAGACCTTTAATAGTATCTACCTTGTATCTCTAAAATTTCTCGTTTATATTAGAAGTGAGCCAATTTCGTGTAGTCATTAAGGTTCACTTCAATGACTAAAACCCGTATCTACAATGTCAGAGCAAGACTTAAGAAAGAGTTTAGCAATGATGTTATCTTCGCATCTGTAGATCCTACAAAAGATGACGACTTTATAGCAATTCTCAATATCCCTAAAGGAAATCATATTCCAGTTGCAAAAGTCTATGAAAAAGGTAATCGCTGGTATATCTGGTGGTTAAGAGAAAATTACAGACAGGAAATCAAAAATTTCACCGAGTCTATTTCCTATTTTCAAAAATGGGCAGGAAGAAATCGGGAGGCAATATGCGTGGAATAGAAAGACACGATAGAGATATTGCAGTCCAGCGATTAAAGAACGGTGAAGCACCCGTAGTAATTTCCAAAGAAATGAACATTCCTTTATCTACAGTGACAACTTGGCTAAAAATTCTGCGTAAAGAAGATGGAATTAAAATTCCTTCAAGCTGTGAACGTGTAAAACGAATCCTTTACGCAAAACTTGTAAATAATACAGAAGCAAGAATCATGCAGATTATTGGACCTTATCTATCAAGAAATATTACTGACAACGAGTGGCTTAACCTTGAGAAAAATCTAACAGAAGAAATTAAAAATCTAATAGATGAATGCAATTAAGGTCTCTTAATAATTTCTCTTGTAACTCCAAAATATCAGCAAACATTTCAGGCTTCCACGTGGTATATAACTTTGTCATAACATTTTTTCCTTCACTGTGTCCTATGACAAAGTTTACCTTTGTTTCTGTTATATTATTGGCAAGTAAATAAGTATTAAAAAAATATCTCAAAGAATGAAACGTCAGGTTTCTTTTATCTTTTTCTCCTAGCATCTTATTAGAGTAAGCATTATAAAAATCTCTAATAACTCCAGTTCGTGCCATAGGTTTGTTAAAAGATTCTCTGGAATTAAAAACAAACATTCTCTTTTCTCCTAACTCTTTTAATTTATGGCTCAGAGACGCTGGTATAGGGCAATAGCGAGCATCTTTTCCCTTAGTTCGAGTAATTTCACCATCGTAGTATTGCTGCCCTATATTTATGTAATTTTCGAAGATATTTTCATTTTGCAGACCTGCTATTTCTGAGTATCTCATTCCTGTCAAAGAAGCTGTTAATGTAAATAACCAAGATAATTTATCTTCCCATTCCTTACTTACAAGAAATTTTACTTCATCAAAAGTAAACGCCTCTCTTTTTTCATTTTCTTGTAAAGCAGATAATTTTTTATTAATAGGGTTTGCTAAAATTAATTTATCATCAACTGCTGATTCAAAAATCAATCTTGCTGTCCCTACAACATTATTAATTGTTTTGTTAGAAAGCTCTTTTACTTCAGATAAGTAGATTCTAAAATCTTTTATCATTGATAAAGTTATTTTATCCAAGAACATATCACAAAAGTATGGGTAAATGTGATACTTAAAATGAGACCTGTAAACTTTTACAGTTCCTTTTGACATCTTATCTTCAAGAAGAATATTCTTATACCAAGAAGAATTGTCTCCAAAAAAATCAAAAGCATAGTCCTTAAATCTGGTTTTATTGTTTGCCAGATTATCACACTTTAGTAATTCGACACAAAACTTAAACGCATCTGCTTTCCTTAAGAATCCTGTACTCTTTGGAACAGTGCGTTCTCCAAATTGATTGTAGTAATAGTAATACCAGACTGACTTACCAGAACTAAGTTTTCTCTTAGTTAAATAAAAAGGCTGTTTTTCCATAGTGGCGATGAATTTAACTTACTAACTCTTGTTTGTAAACAATTTGTAAACATATATGATAAATTTTATCTGGTTAAAAAAAATAAGTCCTTGTAATACAAGGACTTACACAAATATAAAAGTTAGCGGCTATAAGGATTGAACTTCACTCATACCCCTCCTTTTATGTTAAACTATGTTAAATCATGCTGTATTAATATAGAAAACACTACACAATTAAACACAACCTGATATTTAAAATTGTAAACATTTTTGTAAACAAAGTTTTCTCTTAACGAAAACTTATGACACATCAATGTAGATATCAACCTTAGCTTCTTTTAGTCCAAAATCTTTACAAGACTCATTATCAATTACAATTTTTTTTACAATTCTCCATTTATCATCTTCTAAATAACCAGCATCCACAAGTGTATCTAGTATACTACTGCAACCATTATCACCGTCTCTTCGCCTTTCGTCTTGATGATAGAAGGTCATAAAAACCGTACATGGTGTATTGCAAAAGAAATCTCCCTTTTGAAGAGCAAGTTGTTCCATTGCTGACTTATGCCATTCAGTATACCGCTTACTAGGAAAGCTTCTTCCTGTCTTTGTGTTTACGATTCTTTGATTTTTTTTTGAAGGTGTAACTCCTTGTATAGTTATACGTTTAGTCATATTAATCTCCGACTACACGTATGGCTCATTAATTATCTAGCACTAATTCCTCTGGAATCCGTGTCGTAAAAACCTTTACCTTTGTAAATTGTTAGTCCAATAGGTGTAAAAATTCTTCGTAAAGAACCAGCACACTTCTCGCATTTTACTCTTGATTTCATAATGTCATAATCTCTGATAGACCATTCAAATTCATAGTCTACATTGCAATTATCACAATGAAATACATAATTAATACCCATAAAAACTCCTATGCATTAAGCAATTTTTTGTTCTTCTTGATGTGAAGTTTCGATGTACTTTGTAAGCTTAGGAATAAATTTTAATGGAGCAGAGCCACACATTCCACCACGATGTTTTACAACTAAAACTTCCATATCAACTTCCATAGCATTTGTCATATTGCGTTCAGAGTTAAGAAGCATTACAACATCTGCATCCTGTTCAATATCTCCAGACTCTCTTAAGTCTGAAATTGAAGGTTTTTTACCCTCTGCATTACGGTTAGCCTGGCACAAAAGAAAAATAGAAACATGAAGTTCTTTTGCAAGATTTTTTAATCCGAATGTAATATTGTGAACCTGCTCATGTCTTTTTACAGATTTATCAGAACCTCTGATTAATCCTAAGTGGTCAATTAAGAAACGTTTAGTTCCTTTCACTTTATTTTCGTAACGAATGATAGAGAATAGTTCCTTTTCATCTTTGATAGGTTCATCAAAAATATCTAAGTCACAGTTATAAAGCTTTTCCAGAGCATTATTAATTCTCTGGACAGAGCTTGCAGTGTACATTTTGTGTTCCAGATTGTAGATAGGAACTCCACTAAGAGCAGATACAGCACGCATCTGAATTTCTTCTTTTGTCATTTCGAAAGAGAGAAATGCACAGTGTTCACTTTGCATAGCAAGGTTTACTAACAAAGCTTCTCCAAAAGCAGATTTACCCATATTTGGACGAGCACCAACAACATAAAGTTTGTCATCTTTTACACCGTCAATAATTGATGAAAGATTATCCCAGCCAGTATGAATACCAAGATAAGGGCTGTCTGATGTTCTCTTTTTTTGAAGTTCGTCAATAAAAGAAAGTGTCATATCTTTTATTGCTGTGGCTTTTCCGCTTTCAACCTGCATATAACTTGTTAGGTCAGAATCCAGATCGTGAATGGTATCAACAACTGTCTCTGCAGAAATGCGTTCTGCTTTTTCGCAAAGAGACACCTTTAACTGACGTGCAAGATATAACTGTTTTACAGAATTAACATAAAACTCATAATTAGATGCTGTTGGAACAACATCTGTTAATTCTGCAATATAACTTGCCTGAGTAGATACATTCTGACAAAGAGAAAGAATAGTTACGCATTTATGAAGCTGATATTCTCTAAGGATTTCTGTGAATAACATCTGGTTAAGCATAACACTGAAAAATTCAGCTTTTAACTTACCACCAATAACGTCAATAATAGAGTTATCCAGAATCATACAAGCTAAAACTGCTTTCTCATACTCTTCGTTCATTAGTTTGTTATTTGCCATAATACCTACTCCTTATCTCCTTGATTCGCCATCTAACTGAATTGGCATTCCATCTGCACAAAGTCTATCCCAAATATCCGCTCCTTTACCGTTAGCCTCGATAAAGTTATTAAAACTTCGAGAGTCCATATTTGTTGCAATTTCTGTTCTAAGCATATTGTCGTATCTGAAAGGCAACACAATACTTAAAAACTCCCATTCCAACTGACTGTCTGGACATCTTCCAACTTCATCAAGACAAAGGAACTTTACATTACAGAATCTGTTGTAAAGGTCCATTTCTGATTCTTTTGCGGTAAAAGACCTAGAAGTCATAATCATAGGTTTAAGAATACGCATTGAACAGTATAAACCACTGTCTAAACCGTTCACAGCTCTTTCATGCATAGAAGCTGCCATACACGAACTCTTTCCTACACCAACAGCACCGAACATCATAAGAGTCCTTTGCGACGTTTTATCAAGACAGAAATCTTTAATTTTGGAACTGTCTATATCAAAATCTGTAAAACGTGACTTTGCAAAAATAGGAGGTACGTTACCGTTCTCATTGCAATTGGCGATTAAAGATTCTACATCTTTCCCACAGTTGTTATATTCTTCATCACTTACAAATGTTAGTCCAGTGGTGTTAAATAAATTTTTACTTAATTCCATTTCAAATCCCTCTTTTTTCTAGAAAATACTTCTTCCAGATTGTCGTTGTAGTTTGGAGCAGTCATTTGGCTAATCGCAGATTCCTTTTTTTGAGAAACAAAGGTTGTACCTTGTTTTAACCTCATAAGTATCTGTTCGTATTTTTCAAATAGTTTTTGCGGAGTAACAACAATAGGAAACCAGAAATTGTCTTTTGTCTTTAAGAAATTAAGAACAGAGTAAATCTCTTCCCACGACCGTCCTGTATCTTTTTGAAACTTTGCAAAATCTAATTTGTATTGTTTGAAAGTCTTTTCTGTGCGATTGAAGGCTACGTTTTTTTGAGAGTAAATAGCCTTGTAATCATTAAGACAACGTTCAGCTTTGGCATCTGTTTCGAAATCAAGAAGAGAAAGTTCTGTATCCACATCTACAGATTCAGATTCTTTTTTAGTTTTTGCTCTCTTTTTAGAAGATGAGGCTAAAGCCTCATCTTCTAATTTAGAAATAGTGAGCATTGCTTTTTCTAGATTCTTGGTCAGGGTTTCTATAACCTTTTGCTGGCTTTCAATTTCTTCGTTTTGTGAGATAGAAGTATTAGTTAAGTCTAAGTCTAAGTCTAAGTTAAGTAGTTGAAGGTCCTTATAAGCCCCTTCAAGCCCCTTCGAAATGAGCAAATCTTTAAGGTAGATATAAGAAAAATCAATTTTGCAAAGAAAAATTAACAAATCATCTGGCAATTCATTTAAGATTCTATCTATACCGATTTTCACATTGGAGATTTTATCTGAAGATGAACTTTCAACCTTTTGATGTTTACACCAATTTTTCAAGATAATATAATCCTTGAATGTATAAACTTTACCTGCGGTCTCAAATTTTTTAAGAATATGACCTATAGTTTCAGTTGTGAAGCCAGTATCAAAACAAATTCTTTTGCGAGTGATTTGATATACTCCAGCTATATTTGTAAGAGGGTTGGTTAGTAAATACATATAAACCAACTTTTCTGAAGGGTCTAAATCTTGTATCCAAGAATCATCCCAAAATGAAACATCAATATATCTCTGATTACTCATACTGTTTATCCTCCGTTTTTATTAGTACTCAATAATTGCTTTTATAACTTCGTCCTGTGTTTTTAAATATCCTTTATTAATTACGTAGGCTATATTTGCTTCTAGAATGTAAAGTCTTTCCAACTCTTCTTTGCTGCCTTTATTTCTGATACCATACTCATGTTTTCCAAAAATTCTTTTATTTAACGTTTCAGCAAGTTTTAAGTAATTAATTTTTTCTGGAAGCTTATACAAAGCAGATGATAATTCTTTGTAAAAGTTTCCAGCTTCAATTCTGTTTAATATAAGAGTGTCAGGAAGCCAGTTTGAAACTTTTTCATACATCATTGGGTTTAATTCTATTGCGACTAAAACCCAGATATAAGGATTGCAAACTGTTCTTTTACTTTCTCCTTTACCTGTGACTTTATAAACATTAAGTTTCTTTAGAACTTTCGTAATTCCTTTTTCTTTTACATCTTCATAAAACTCAATCAGCTGAGTGTTGTCTGAAATTACATTCTGTTCTTTCAGAATGTAAAAAATACGGTCAATATTATCTTCATAGTCCAAAATCTTAGAAACATCTTTACTCTTCCAACCGTTTTGAATACGAGCATGGACATATGCCTCTTTTAAATCTGTAAGAGATAACATAGAGTTATTGGTATTTTGATGAATCACAACACCAAAAAGTTCTCTGTCTTTAACCGATTCCATAGCAATATTTGTTTTCATATATTAAAAAAACTCCTTTAGGTTACAAAGTAAGGGTTATACAACCCCTTTGAATATAATATACAGCGTTATAAAACTCTTTGCAATACATTTTTTATAAAAATTAGTGTTAAATAACTCTTTTTTAACCGATAATATAAGTATGGATTTTTATGAACGTGTAAAAGAATTATTAAAAAAGAATAACCTGACATTGCAGGTTACGCTGGAAAAGGTAGGTATAAAATTAGATACCTATAAAAGTTGTAAGAGATATGGGAATCTACCAAGAGCAGATGAGGTGTATTATCTAGCAAAAGAATTAAATACTACCGTTGAATATCTAGTTGCTGGTGAGGAAGATAAGATTTCAGAGTTAATAACTGAAATTCAAAACGTCCTCACTAATTTTACCCGATAATTCTACTCTCAAGGTTTTCCATAAATGCCTGATATAACTCTGGGTTTTCTTCAGTAGGTTCATACCTATTTGCGTTATAAACAGAATAGGTATACCCACTGAGAATAATTTCATCTAAGATAGGTTTGTTTTTCTTGAAATGAAGATGTGCTTCTCCAGAGTTTAATTTAACTTGATACATAAGACCTTTATGTAAGAAGTTAATACAAAGTCCAGAAGGGATTTCTACAATATCCATTTAAGCCTCCAGATACTCTGGAACTAACTCTTCGCCATTAGTCCATCTTGCAAAACCGTCAAACTTTGCCATTTTTGTTTTAGCTCCATTTCGAACAACCCATAAATCCATATTGTGTCTATCTTGCGAAAATTTTACCAAAATCAAATCGGCAAATCCCAAAGATTTTGCGTCACCAAAAGTTCTACCCTCACTGTCAATTTCTTCTGTACTTGTTACAGGAGAACCACCTTTTGCTTCGAATATGTAAGCAAAGTATTTGCTCATAGCAGGTCTTCTTGGTTCTGCCACTCTTACATATAATTTTCCAGCAAGACCTGATTGGCGATTTCTTGAGCAATCAGTATATTTGGCTAGATCAAAATTAGGTAAAGAGCCAAATTGAGAGTCAAGAATATAGACAGCAGGTGTTTCTGGACTTTGAGTAAAAAAATATTTCGCATAGTACTTCATATTTTCCTCCTAGAAAAAACCCCACAGAATTTCTCCTGTGGGGACTATGGAATAACAAAAAATGAACCATTCGTATGTCTAGAATTGGTAATTTTGAATATAAAGTTCTTATTTTTTTTATGCAATACAAATGCAATATAAATTTTAATAAAAAATAACAAATATGCAATAAAACGTATTGCTTAAATATTGCAATACATTTAATTTAATTATGTATGGAAAACGTATCAGTAAATTTATTTGTGACACTTGTAAAAGACTATCGAGAGTTATCAAAGAAAGTTCAGAAAAATCCTTATTGCTATGAAAAGGAAGAGTGGGTAAAGGCTGGACAAAAGATTGATAAGATTTTAAGAGAACGAGACCGTTCTATGTTTGAAGATGAAATAGATAAACAGGGACTTTTGTTTTAGTGGAAAAAAAGAGTAAAAATAATGTTGTCATCTGATAAAAAATAACGATGCGACCGATTTTTTAGAGTAGAGGTGTTTATGAAGTTTAATGTACAACTTGAAGGATTATTTACGGTTGACTATCAGTTAGAAGCAGAGAGTCAGATGGATGCAATTGCTAAGGCAGAAGAAATGCTAAAGCAGAGATGTCGAGAGATTTCTTGTAAGGTTGACACTGCAACTGTTAATGACCATTTCACAGTAACAAATTAGATATATTTTGGGTGGGAGATATGAAACATCTAATAACTGTATTTTTTTTAATTTTAATTAGTGCATATTGTTTTTCAATTCCTTATTCTGTACCTTGTCCTATGTGTGAAGAAGGTTTTGAAAAACATACTAATCAAAGAAGCTGGGGCTGGAGAATGTTTGGAAAGCCCCATATTGAAAAAGATGGTAAAAAATATGCTGTATATCATTGCCCTCATGGGCATAAATATCTGGTGCTTGTTGATGACAAAAAATAAAAGAGAGGGGATTCCTGCTTCAGAAGAGTCTAAAAAAGAATACGAAAAAACCTGGCAGGACATGAATGACTGCTTCGAACTTTTGAATAAGCAGAATAAAAAGAAAAAGGTGGTAAAGAAATGAGACGATTTCTTTTGTATTTATGGCAATTACCTCAAAATTTACTCGGGTTAATTGTAATTTATTTTTCCAGTGCTCATTGGGATGATAAGTATAAAGTGTGGTCTACGCCATATAACTTTGGAGTCAGTCTTGGAAAGTACATCATCATATGTTTACGTCCTGTACGAATTGAGCAGTCTATCAAACATGAGCAAGGACATCAAGTTCAGTCTAAAATATATGGACCACTTTATTTGTTAACTGTAGGAATACCGTCTATATTAGGTAATTTATGGGACAGGTTGTTTCATAAAAAATGGACTTATATGATGCGGCAGATGTGGTATTACAATTTGATCTGGGAAAAACGTGCTGATAAGTTTGGGAAAGTAAAACGTCAGTTCTAAAGGAGTATGGAAGATGGTAGAAGTAAAAAATATTGATGTGTATAATCTTGACAGAGCAAAGAGGTCGGTTAAAAACTCTTTTGCTGTAGAAGTTGATACAACACAAGGTGAGTTTCCTAAAGCTGTAATTCCTTTAGGTGCAAATATGGATACGCATCAATCTCACGACGCATGGCTTAAAGGTGTATTGGTTTGTTTTGACATGAAATATGATTCTGCGTTTATGCCAGAATTTCAGCGTTACCATTGGTGCGAAATTGTAATGTCAACAAGTACTATGCATTCAATGAAAAAAATGATGAAAAGTGGTTTAAACCCTTATTCCAAATATGTGACAACTGCTACCAAAATGCAGATTTTGTCTCTTTATGAGCTTTGGGAGGAAAAATGTCAAAGTGGAACTAGAGAGGAGAAGTATGAAGCTTATATGAAGCTCATTCATAATCTTCCTCGTGGCTTTGAATTACAGTGTACAATCACAACAAATTATCTTGCATTAAAAACAATTGTAATTCAAAGATTTGGTCATAAACAAAGAGAAGACTGGCAAAATTTTATTTCTGCCTGTTACTCTATGCCAGAGTTCCGAGAGGTTTGCGGTTTCACAGATTCTAAATGGGATTTAGAAAACTGGAAATAGATACTTCCCTAACTGTGTTAAGACATCTATACTCACGATATGAGCAATATAGTTTTAACACAGCAAGATGCAGATTTTATTATTTCTAAATTAAGAGAAACTGTAAAACGTCTTAAGAATAGTTTTGAGAAAACGTCTGAGATTACTTATGAAAGTGTAAAATCTCAGATTACAGACGAACTTACAGAAAAATGTGTAAAAGACGCATTGGAAGAAATTAAACAGGATTATACCCAGAAAACTACTGATATTTATAAATGTATTGAATTACTCACTGTCGGTAGCGAAAGCGTCTCTTAGTATAATGATTTCATCAGATTTAGTTATGCCAGTAGAAAATTGACTGTTGTCAATTCCTAATGTTGTCTTAAATGTAGTGGGTACTAAGTTTTTTCCATCGAATACGTAATCAATAGGATTTCCTTTCATATCCCACACTAATGGTGGAGTGTAATAATTTTCAGGACGTAAAAAAGCATCGCATTTATCTGCATAAATATCTATATGCTTTTTTGTTTCTTTATCATAAATTTTATGCATAAAGACCTCATGCAGTGTGCAGAAAGGTCTTACCTTTGTTCCAGCTTTTAATGTTGACCTTCTTGTTAAGTAGGCACAGTTTGCACAAACCTGAGGGTTTTGGTGTTTACTTTTCATAAAAAGAGACATTGAGTGTATTAGTCTGTAAGCAGAAGGGCATATTTTATCTCTTTTTTTAGTATGCTTGTATGTAGAGTTTCTTTCTATAAAATTTTCCTTTAAGTATCTTGTTTCTGCCATAGTAGCTGGTAGATAAGATATTGCTTCCAGGCACTCTTCGAGTGTGAAATCAATTTCTTTAAATTTGTTGTAACTTTTAGCTTTTACTAAAGTTTCAGGATGATTTTTGGACATCCGTGAAAAAACGTAGGATAAGACAACTTCATTGTATCCTAATAAATATGCAACTTCTCTTCGTGTCATAACTCAACCTTGTCTTTATCAATAACTTTATATAAATGATGAGCCATGTTAAATGCTCTCTCTACACGACCTCTAATGTGAGGGTAACGTGCAATTAAACCATTCCAACCTTCTTCGTGCATAATTTCAAGATGTTCTTCGTGAGTAAGCATCATTACATTCCAACAGCAGTTTGCAAATGCGGGATCAGACCCTCTCGAAACGATATGAGCAATTTCTAATGGTGAGCCACTGGCATCTGTTGTTCTTCCAGAGGCATAAGAGATAGGGTGGGTTCTTCGATAATCTTCTAATGACAGATATTCTCCGTTTTCATCAAAGTCTGTTGGGTCTACCTCTTGCAGTGAAATATATGATTGCCATTCTGCAAATACTTCCTGTACATTAACCATGTCGTCAGCAGATAGTAAAGAATTCATACAGCATTCGTGCAGGTGCTGTACTAAAGATTGTATAAACCTTGCTAATTGCATTTTGTTCATTTCAGACATACCCAACGGAACAGTTTCGCCTTCCTTAAGAATTGAAGCCTTTGTGTCTCCGTATAGATTAAGCAACTCCTGCTCAAGTTGTTTTGCCTGTTCCTTAGTTGGTTTATAGCCTTTTGTAGCAATGAAAATATAAGTGATTAAAGCCCAAGCTGTTTTTATCTGGGCATACGATTTAGTCCCTCTAGACCCCTTAAATTCCATAGAAATATATTTGCCATCAGCTTTATCTGAGTACATAGAGAGCATTGTGTAATCACATTTTGTTGCAGGGATTACCATATATCCGTTTGGTGTTCTTTTTAATAAACCTCTAATTGATACTGTATTCATACTATATATACTAATACACTTAACTTGTTGTGTATATTGTATTGCAAAAAATAACACAAAATGTATAAAGTTTGTAGATTTTATTGTCAAGTTAGTAATATTGGTATGACGATAATAAAAATAAGGCGGTAATAAGGAATGGAAGAGAAGGAAGAAAAAGAAGGTACGTCTTTTATAAATATAAGAGTATCTGCAGAAGTGAAGGCTCTTGCTCAACAAAAGGCAAGAAAATGTAATATGTCTATTACTCAATTTGTAATAAAGAACATCTTAGAACCTGCTCAGGAAAGTGAGAATTACGAAGAGTTAAATCAGAAGGTTGATAGACTGGGAGATAAGATGGATTTAATAATAAAATTATTAAGTAAGTCTTAATGGTTTAGAGAAGGAGGCAAAAGCCTCCTTTTTTTATAATTCTATTCTTTGTTCTACAAGTTCTTTTATTTCAGACGAATGTGTGATAAGAATTGTTTGTTTAGCATTACAGTGTTTATGAGCAGATTCAATCATTTTTAGATAAACTGTCCTTGTTTCGGGGTCGATAGAACCATCGGATTCATCTAAGAATCTTGTCCTAAAACAGAATCCCGTTCTTCTTGCTCTAATTACAGAGAACGCATAATAAAGAGCTTGAGTGATAAGAGCAGTTTCTCCAGATGAAATTAAATCAAGACGTTTCATTCTTCCACTATCGGCATCAAAAACATTGATGATAAAGTCATCAATAACTTTCTTTTTATTTTTTAATGTTCTTTGAGTATCAAAAGATATTGTAAATCTGTCGGAATAGGTTTCATAAAGAATGGCGTTTGCAATAGATGCTATTTCTGGTGCAGCAGAATCTAATTCAAGAGCCTGAATACCGTTATTGCCAAATGCTGTTTGTATTAATTCGTATTCATTGGCATCCTCTTCCATTGCTTTGACTTGTTGTTGGATAGAAGAAATTTGACTTTTATACACATCGAGATTTGCAAGTTCTTTTTCTGATATAGTCTTTTCTGTGGTAAGTCTGGTAAGTTCTTCTTTTAGGTAGTCAATACCACGTTTTAGTCTGACAATCTTATCAGAGTAATTAGGTGGTAAGTTCTGTAGTTTAGTTGAAAATTCTGTAATTTTGCTAACAGCATTTTCATCCTGTGCTTTTAGTTCTTTTACTATAGCTTCTTCATTTGCGATTTGAGATTCTGTGTTGTTCAATATATTTGTAATCTCAATAATATCTATCTGCTGGCAGAAGTTATCAAGAGTCTGTATTTGCGTGTTGATAGTTGTGTAATTTTTATTTGCTTCTCGATATTTATTTTTAAGATTGCCAATATCAAATTTTTCAATAATAGATTTCTCTGTTTCTATTTCAGATAATAAACTTCCTAGTGCCTTTTTATTTTCTGAAATAGATTTGTCTATGCAGTCTATTTCATTTTCCAGTTCTTCAATTTTATGAGACTCCAGAGGTGCTCCACATACAGGACAGTTTTTATCTATTTTTGGGCGAGAAGATTTTAATCTTTTTATCTCAGATTCAGTTTCAACTTTTTTGATAAGTAAAGATTGCAAAGTTCCTTCATGCAAAGAATAATCTGCTTCGATAGTGCCTAAGTCAGATTGAAGTTGATTGCATTTGTTTGCAATTGCAACTCTCTGTTCAATGAGTTCTTTTTTCTGTTCAACGGCAGAGTTATATTCATCTTTTTCTTTTTGAAGAGAATCAAAATCTTTAAGACAATCTGTAAGACCAGATATATTATTTTGATGTTGCACAATTTTTGCTTCTAGAGTCTGATGTTCTTGAGAGGCTTCTTTTAGTGAAGTTCTGTACAAATCATAAGAGTTAACCATAGCGATATATTCTTCCTGTTTTTTTTCATAATCAGAAAGCTCTGTAAGGTCTCTATCTAATTCCTTTTTGTTTGATTCTATTAATTCTGTATTAGAGGCTATTATATTAGAGTATTGTTCTATTTTATTTTCAATATCTTTGTAGTTATCTAACTGAGAAGTAATACGATTAATTTCTTTGATGATTTCGTCTTTCTTTTCTTTTGCTTTCTCTTTAATTGTAGTGAGGTAGTCAGTTCCTGCCAGGATACTGAATAACTCCATCTTGTCACCTTTTGTTGCAGATTTTAGTGAAGGTACAGATTTTACAGCTTCTTTTGGAAAGAATGCTGTTCTTAAAAAGATAGAAAGCGAACCAAATGTATTAATACACCATTCAAGATAACTATCGTGAGAACCATCAACAGATTTAAGTGCTTCCCAATAATCAGAGTCTGGATTTTTTACTTCTACAGTGTAAATAGTTCCAATGCATTTAGCAGCACCATCTATCTGCATTGTGATTTTATATCTCTTTCCAGAGGAGTCTCTGTATATCAAAATTCTATGAGAATCCTTAAGACAGAAATGGTCTTTAAGTGCTCCAGATCTAGTAAGCATTTGAGGGTAGGGGTGACAGTTTTCAATGATTGTAGTTTTACCTGCACCTAACTTTCCTGTAATGATAGTTATTCCATCATCAAAGTTTGTAAAGTCAATTTCAAAATCCTTTCTATCTGGGTTACGGTCCATAATACCAATAGCACCACGAATAGAAACGTATTCAAGAGTAAAAGAGTCTGATGGAGTGATAAGCTTAAGGTCTGCATTGTCTTCAATGTCTGAAATCTTATTTAGAACAGATTCAGGACATTCCATTTCATTTAACTTTGCATAGATTTTAAATTTATCTGCAGCAGTATTCTGGTCTGCAATTTCTTTAGAACGTTCCAGGGATTCATTGTCATATATGAAAGATATTTTTACCCTTTCTGCATTAGTGCTTGTTTTTATTTCTTTAGCAATAACGTCAGAGTCGTAAGATTTCTTTTTTAGTGTATCAATATTAATTTTTAGATGAATATTCTTATTTATAAGATTCATCTTTTTAATTTCGTCCAATTTTCCAATATCAATCTCTTTTGTGATGTTCATAGGAAAACCGAACGAATGTCTGGTTATTTTAGTCATTTATATCTCCTATCTCGATAATATTCATTCCACAATTTAAGGTTTCTCCAAAATCCTTAGGAAAACAACTGCCAGAGTATCTACAATTCGTAAAGACCTCTAGGTCTGAGTGAATATGTCCGAGAGCATAATAATCTGCATTTAATAATTTAAGCTGTTCTTTTGAAAGACCATATGGACTTGAACATGGGATACCATTTGGGTAGGTAACTGATTTTACTTCACCGTGATACATTACGATGCGAGGTTTTGTTTTTTTAGGAATAGTTTTAAGAAATGAATCAACTTCTTCTGCGATAGCTTGGTTTACATTTTTATCTTTTGAAGTTTTAGAAATGTAATCAACTTTTCTTGGTTCTGGAATTGCTATTAAATCCCAGTCTCCGAAATCTTCATATGTATTTACCCTGTATACATTAGCACCTAATAATCTGAAAGGTTCAAGACTTGAAGAGCTTTCATGCGTAGGAGTTCCGTATAGAATAAAAACTTTTGTTAAAGAAAGAAGTTTTTTAATGTAAGACATTGCTTTAGTGAATGTTTCGCCAACGTTTATTGAAGAATCCCAGAAATCACCAGCGATAAGTAGGTAAGCAGGGGATTTTTCTATGTGTTCGATAATTTGGTCTAATACAATCGAACATTCTTTTTCTCTTGCTTTAGAAAAGTGTAAATCTGCTATATGTATAAAATTCATATAGCAGATTATAATTGTCTTCTTTTTGTTTAGGAAATGTAATATAAGATAAAAAAGGAAAGGCAGGAAAAAATGAATAATACAAAAAGAATAATATCTGTTTGATACTCTTCAAAAAAGTCTTTTATCTTTTTAGTCAGATGTCTCGCTGTCAATTTTTGTTCCTTCAACATTTTCAGTTCTATCATCACTATTATCGCCAGATTCAGAGCTAGTATTATTATCATCAGTTGAAGCATCATTATCCTCCGAAGGATTCTCAGGTATAGGAGTGTCGGAAGGCTCATCAATTGGACCGTTAGTTGGGTCATCTGAAGGTGTTTCTGTTGGTTCTTCTTCAGGTTTAAAAACCTCATAATATCTACACTGTCCAAACCTGTTTTTTTCTACACAGTTAGAAAACATTATTTCTCCTGTAATAAAATTTACTAAAGCATTTTCTTCATTTTTGCAAACATAATTAGGGAGTCGTCCAGTAATTGAATCGCCTAAAAACTTGCAATTAATACAAAATCCCATATAAAAACCTCTTAATGCAGAATAAAATTACTATCTTTCGTTGTTTATTTATTAAAAATATATAAAAACAACATATTTGCAACACAAAATTAAGTCTGTTAACATCAATGTAAAGAAAAACAAAAGAGGTTTTATATGGCTAGTAATATTGGATTGAATGCTGTTAGAAAAATTTTAATGGAACAGTTAGAAAGGTTAAATGATGATGTAGAAACTTGTAAAACTGCAGAGGGGATTGAAAGAGAAATTTCCAGAACTAAAGGTATGGTTTCTATTTCAGAGCAGCTTATTGATATGGGAAGATTACAGGTTGAGGCGATGAAAGTTGCAGGTGAGTACAATTATAAAAGAGCAGATATGCCTTTATTGTTGGAGTCTGAAAAATGAGAAGATTAGGTAAAGAGTTTGTTGATAAAAGGGGAAATATTTCTTATTACATCAAAGGTGGAAAGAACTCTATAACAAAGCATCGGCTTCTTTACGAAGAACATTATGGGGTTACTTTAGGTCCGAAAGATAGGGTTATATTTCTCAATGGTGATAATCGGGATTTTAGGATAGAAAATCTTTATTTATTAACTGCTGCTGAATTAGGGACGTTAAACAGAAAGTTTGGAATATCGAAAGACCCAGAGGAAACTTTAACTCATATCGCTATGGTAAAACTTATCTTAAAAAGAATGGAAATTGCAAAAAATGCAGGGCTTACTGATGAAGACGGATGCTTGCCAGAGGATAAAAAAGAGTGGAAAAAACGATATGCTTCCAAAGAAAGTACAAAGATTAGGCATAGAGAATACCAGAGAGAAAGAAGAAAAAACCCTGAGTATAAGGCTCGAGAAAGAATGTTACAGCAGAAACGAAGACAAGAAAATCGAGAAGAAGTAAATCGGAGAGAAAGGGAGTATCGTAGAGAAAAAATGAAAGACCCTGCTTATAGGGCTGAAGTAAACAGAAAGGCAATGTTAGCTTATTATAGACGCAAGGCTAAAAAGGAAGGGGAAAATGACAGTGATAAAATGTGATTTGTGTGGGTCTGATAAAGATGTAGAGTTCACTTTAACGAGTAAGCATTTGCTTAGCTGGTGTAGGGTTAATTTATTAATTTCGAATCCAGAAACAAGGTTGCATATAACTAGACATATTTGTGTAAGGTGTTTCAGTAAACTTTTTGGGGATGAAAAATAATGGAATATGATTATAGTTTTTTTATGAAAGATAAGGTTAAAGCAGGAAGACGATTTGGAAAAACTTGGATGACTGGGGTTTATCTTGCTTATCAGGTTGGAAGATTTCATATAATTGGGAAAATATTGTTTCCTTTTATGACTAAAAAGAATCAAACAATGCTTAATGACACCGTACAAAAATATGTTGTAGAACAGGTAAGGAGAAGAAAATGAGAAATAAAGATATTGTGAAGTTTATTTTTTTAGGGATTTATCTAGTCGGGGTTATTTTTGCATGGGCTGATGTAGTATATATGTTCTACGGATAGCCTTTTTTCACAAAACAAAGTCATTTATTATCTCTACAAGAGGTAATAAATGAATACACAAGAAAAAATCGTCGAAATGACAAATGCAATTCAAGACCTGCTCTTGTATAAAAATAAACTATATGGGGATAGTGCTATTTCTCCAAAAAAAGTCTGGTATAAGGGCAGTAGTGTCGATTCTATTCTTATTCGTCTTAATGACAAACAAAGCCGTATTGAAAACAATCCGAATCCAATCCCTAGAGTAAATGATGTTGCCGATGTAATTGGGTATTGTGTTTTACTTTTAATTTCGATGGGTGTTACAGCAGAAGATATTGCTAAATTTAAGGATTAGTTTATGAAAAAAGATGTGAATTTAAAATTCTCAGAAAGAGAACTTGTGTTTCTGGTTAGGTGTATTGCTCACTGTCAGTGTTCTATGCCTATTGGAATTAATCAGCGTGAGGTACTTGAGAGTATTATAAAGAAAATTCAGGAGAAAGAAATTGGAACAGACTGAATTTACTTTTAAGATTCCAGAGTTATTGAAAAAGCAAGTTAGGTTAGGACTTGGAAGTTTTAGAATATCTTACTATGGTGTGGATATTGATGGAGCTGTAAATGAAGTTCATAAAGCCGTAGAGTTCAGTCTAACTTGTAACAATAAGATGCCTAAAGAATGTCTCTGGGGTAGAGAAACTTTATCATGGAAATGGGATGATGAAGGTTCTCAGATGGACTTTGAAGATTTTTTTGATGAAATAAGAAATTCCTATAATGTAGTGGGAGATAAAATTTAATTTATCTTTTTTAAGACAATCTTTTCTTCCGAGATTTTAAACTCGGAAGAATATTTATTTACTTTAATCTCAGGTTTTTCTTCATAGAAAGTTGCAAATAGTAAACATATCAATATTAATCCAATGCCTATTGTTGTTATCCATACTTTTTGGCTACATAATCCACTATATACAAAAGCAATGCTCAGTAAGAAAAAAATAAATATTAAATAAAGCATAAACTCTCCTTGTAAAATTAGGCTGATATCTTTTTTAAGTATGAGAACATTATCCCGTTTAGTTTTCTTTGTTCCAGATCAGATATTTCTACTGATATAGAAGAGTTGTTTCCATCTAATTCAACTTCTATGTATCCTTCGGGGATTTTAGATTTAATAAATTCTGCTGTTTTGTATACTGCATATTCTCTCCAGCAGGAGAATGTATATCCTTCAATTGTTACAGGGTGATGTTGCTCTAATGATTTTCCTTCAGGGGTATTTCTATTTAATTTTTTGTAAGCACACATACCCTGAGAAATAAACTCTTCAATCATATCTTCTGTTGTCATTAAATGCTCCTTAAAAGTTTTAATATATTAGAAGGGGTTTCCCCTCTAAATAATCCTTTCGTCTTTATAGTAAAATCTAACTTTCCAACTCAAAGAGTAAGCAGATTGAGCAGTAGGTACTTTTTCAATTCTTCCGTTATTTACCCAATCCTGAGCTGTAAGATTGTGCTCTTCAAGATAATCACGAATGACTTTATCCATTATTTCTGCTTGTTGGATAAGTGCTTTATCAAAGTCTGATTTAGGAGAAGAATTGAATGGAGATATTTTATCTAAATTATCCTGTTCAAATAATCCGTAGAAGTTAAGAGGTGAATGCTTAGTCCAGTCTTTAATCATTATCTCCAATCCTCTTCTGGTAATTCAGCCCAAGCAATGATATTTCCCCATTCTTTACTGCCATATTCTTCAAGCTGTGACTTACAATACCATTTTCCGATATATCTATCTTCTGGGTCTGCAACTTCAATCATTTATATCACCGAAGGAAATTCAGGAACAGTAATATATTTGTATTTATTATAAGTGAATGCTGGTTTCAATTTATATTTGAAACCAGCATTCTTCACATACCAATTTTTGTTTGTAAGCATTTATTATCTGTTTAGGAGTTACTGTTAAAACAAAATCAACGCAATTACATTTTATATTAAGATACATTTACGCCACCGTCTAAATCAATTTTTCTTAGCTTTACTGCTTTATATTGAGTTCCAAACAGTTCACCACTTGTAATAGATTGATAGTTACCGTCTTTATAATTTTTAATATTGCCATAACGAGATAAGTATCGGATTGTATCTTCTTCTGTTTCAATATACCCGATATACTGTTCATCAGGGCTTTGATATTCACCACGAAATGTTTTGCTTAATATTAAATACATACTTATTTCTCCATTTCATCTATAGCAACAAAAGAAAAACCTTCTCTATGCTGCATTATTTCTCTCATTTCTTCGTATTCTTTTTCAGTCTGTTCTACAACTTTCTTATATTCCTGTATAAATTTCTCGTAATCTTCTGGAGGAAGAATTTCTTTAGCAAGAGAAGGAATGTATAGATTTTGCTTTCTAAATCTTCTGCCATAATTGTAAGCTGGTATTTTTACGTTAATCCCATATCTTCTTTGTAATTCCATTGCAAATTCAAAATTATCTAAATTACTCTCTTGTTGTTTCTTTTTATTAAAGAAGTAGAGAAATCGTTTAAAAGGTAACTGCATTTATCTCTCCACCCAAGTAATGTCTACTTCAAACTGTTTTCCGTTAAATTCAACTATAGGGTTACAAGTCCATAAGTCAAATCTAACAACTTTCACTCTTTTGCCTTTTAATTGTTCTAGTTCTGGAGTAGCAATTAAAGAAAATTCACCTTCTATAATTCGTCCATAAGCAATGTTGAAATGATTTTTAAGAGTTATGTAATCTCCAACTTTCATTCTTCTACTCCACAAACACTTCCATCAAGGAAAGTATATTGTTCAAATAATTCTTGCACATCAAAAGTTTGACCATCGGTATATAAAACAACAACATTATCTGTCATTGCTATAATGAGATATTTATCAGAGTTATTTTTATACTTTACCCAGATAAAAGGCATACCCCAGTCTGTTTTAGAGATTGAATATTTTTGACAGAAATAAGAGATAAGTTCATCGCAATCTTTGAAAGGTCTGTACTTTGGGTTAGAATGTTCTGAAATCCAATTTTCACATTCTTCTTTAGTTCCAGAAAACACACAAGGTGCACTATTAGAATCTACAGACCATTCATTAGGTTCTAAATAGTTACCTGTTATCTTACTTTGACGCACATACCACTTCTTAGGTGCAGGTTCTGCGAGATAGAAAAAGTTGAAATGTACACCATTACAATTATCAGCCAAAATAAACGTGTCAGTTATTTCTTTAACCCTATGAAAAAATGGTTCGTGTTCAAAATGACACTGTTTATCATCAAATATCATTTTCATAAGCCCATTTAATGATTCAGCAAAATATCCTTTAGCACCTATTAATGATTCATCAGCATTAAGAGCTGTATAGACTTTTGATTTATTAAATTCCATAAATACTCCTATATAAAAAGACTGATAGTATCAATCCAAGCATACGCTAGTATCACAATATACAATCCTAATAATGTGAATTTTATTACATATTTACGTGTCATTTCTCTAACTCCCATTTATTATTATTTTTTGAACAAAAATCCATTTCTAATTCATTCTTTTCATCAATGAAACAAGAGTTATATACAACAACCATTCCGTTATACATTCCAGCCATATAATTATCAGTTAAATTATTTGCTTGAACTTTCATTATATCAATACAATATTGTTTCATTTTTTTAATCTGTTCATTAAGTTTATTATTCTTAATCTGTAACTGTGTTCTATTCCAACCCTCATCATTTGCAAGTAATACCTGCTTGTGATGTTCTTCTTTCCATTTTTCAAGTTCTTTTTTAAGTTCTTCGTTTTCTTTTATTAATTCTTGCCTGTCCTTTATAGCAAATTCAAACATCATACTTTCTTGCCCTTGCTCGTAACCGTCTTTATAGGCTGTAAACATTAATTGTTGATAATAGGCACTATCTTTATCGTTAGTACTAAAAATACTTTTTGCATATTCTTCCGCTTTCTTTTCTAATTCTGTC